CCCTGCAGGCAGGTCAAAGTATTTTGAATCATACGCTTTGATAAGCCTTTTAATTTCATGTTGTCAACCCATTCCTGAACTTTGTCCGGAGCATACTGAAAGCTGCTTAATTTGTACATGCCGAACGCTGGTTTTAAATGTAAACGTATTTTGGATTCATAGTCGCGGTATGTATTATAGCTGTATCCGTGATCAATATTCTTTTTGATTGCAGTCTCTAACCAATAGTCAAGATAATCGGAAACACTGATTTCTTTTGGTGAGAATGTTCGACCAACATTATTATACTGCGCGATCGCGGCCGCGCGGGCATCTAAAGCCTCTTTTTGCGTCCGGAAACCACCTTTCTCAATTTTCTTTCTCTCGCCGTTTATCTTTGCAGTATCAAAATAGTACGACCATGTTTTTCCTCTTTTTCTAACTCCTTCAGCCATAATAGCCATCCTCCTTTGTGTTTTTTGATAGTTTCGCCTAAAAAAAGGTACAAAAATAACACCAAACAAACTTTTCGCTTGTTCTGGTGTCCAGAAAATGGTATTATGTAAGTGTTTGGGATTGTCCATTTTCTGGATGATCTTGCCGTCCTGGTGTTGGCGCACCGGGGCGGTTTTTTATTTTAATTTAAATTCTGTATAGCGTAATCGGCTTCCTCGGCGGTAAACTGTTCACCATATTCAGAGGTGAGCTGATCACGGATCGCTTCTGGCGACATATCCATGTTATCACGGTAGTCTTTTGCGGTCTCGAGGGCGTTTGCGTTCCAATCAGCATTTATATTATCGACAGCGTACTGCGCCTCTTCAGCGGTGAATTTTTCTCCACTTTCAGATGTAAGCTGGTCATAGAGTCCGGCTTTCGACATATGCATCGTTTCATTGTAGTTTTCTGCTGTTGCGAGAGCGTTTGCATTCCAGTCGGCGGTCATGTTGTCAACTGCATACTGGGCAGCCTCGGCAGAGAACTGGTCTCCATACTCAGAAGTCAACTGATCGTAGATTCCAGCTTTTGACATGTGCATTATTTCACTGTAGCTTTCAGCTGAATTAAGAGCCGATGTATAGTCCCACGGAACGCTGGAGTCTTCGGATTCGGACTGTGTACTTGCGGCTTCTTCGGTTGGAGTCGGTGTTGCCTCTTCCGTAGGCGTTGGAGTTTCGGTCTCGCTGATGCTGCTGGAAGCAGTAGACGAAGAGCTTGAGGAACTCGAGGAGCTGGAAGCGGTTGACGATCCGCAGGCAGTCAGAGCGGAAGCGGTGAGGGCAGTTGCCAGAATGAGGGTCACGATTTTCTTTTTCATAGACATTCTTCTTTTTTATATTTTATCGCATTTAGGATTCTGGTGCTACTTTAGATCCCTTGCTGCGATTACAACGCCAACATAATGTTTGAAGATTATCTTCAACAGTCAATCCACCTTTTGATACAGGAATAATGTGATCAATTTCAAGCAATAAATGAGGTTCCTGCGCAACAGAGATACCACATTGTTTGCAGGTGAATTTATCACGTTCTTTAATGTGCTGACGAAGTTTACTTGTCATGAGAGCACGTTGTCCGGCCACACTTTTGCTGAATTTTATCTTTTCAGATAAGAACTGGATGAATTTATTTAGATTTTCAATATTCATTACCACTTCACACTGAGTAGAAGCATTACCACCCGAACTAACATATTCAAAAATATATTTCGGGAAATATGCAGTACTCATATCTATCGGTTTGAATCCGAGATTCTTTTCCAATTTTCTTTTTCCTATGGTGCGAATAAGAAAAGGAATTTCTGTTTCGATGCTTTTAAAGATACTATCTTTTTCCGCTTTAAGATTCTGTTTACCTTCTTCGGCAGCCTCGAAATTATTTAAAATTGTTTCGAAATTGGACAGCGTTTCTTCGTTTGCCTTTATTCCAAAATACTTACAAACATACTCGAAAGGTTTCTTCCGGGCGTTGTCACAGACAGAACGAGAACATTGATGAACATTTGGCTCATATTTCTGGTCTTTCAAGTATTTTCTTTGATAATTCCACTTGCTGGAATCATGGTAAGTAGCATCGCCATAGTCTACTTTATTTGAGATCAAAGTTGTGTCTTTGAGACTCTCAATATGCTCGTTCAATTCATTGCAGCTTTTGGCGTATGTAGCGATTCGCTGTTTGATAGCTTTAAAATTCTGACTGTTAAAATAACAATGTTCATAAAGTTTCCAAAGAAGATATGTTCCGAGGATAAAGGCAGCTATGCCTAAAAGATACGGCCATATTTCGTTAAGAATACAGAGAATAATTGTTATGATGATTAGAAACATAAAAAACTTCATATGCTTTTCCTCGTTTGCTTTATATTATATTTTATATTTGTATTGCTACGGGAAAATCATAGGCACCACCCCTCAACATATATTAGGTAAAACATCTCATATAAGTACGTTTGAGAATTAAAAAAATTACACTTTTTAGAATATCTTTTCAGATTTTGCAGATACTGTCCGCATGAAGATATTAATTGCAGAAGTCATCTATAAGAAAAACCTCTCACTCCGGCAGGTGTCAATTCTGACCGGAATCCCGAAGTCCACGCTCAATGATCTGTGCAAGGGAAGCATACCGCGATTGGATACATTGGAGCAGATCGCCAAGGGCTTGCAAGTGCGGATGCACGATTTATATGACAGCCCTTATAAGTGATTTTCAAAAAGTGTCCGAGATTTCGGACGATTTCCAAAATTTACTAATTTTCACCCTTTTGATCCGTAATATTAATATAGAGAACAAATTGTTCGAGAAAAGATATTGAAATCGAACGAACGTTCGTATATAATGAGACTAGATCGGAGGGTACATATTATGGATGATTACAAGAAACTTATAATTGAAATGCTTGATCATGCCGATGATAGGAGATTAATCCTGATCTTTACGTATGTCAAAGCGATCTTGGGGCTGAGGTAATCAGCCCTTTTTTTCTTGCAATAATTCAACCATTTTCTGCAGGGATTCCCAGTCGGATTCATCTAACGCAGCCAGCATTGATATGAACTTTTTCTTAAAAGTGTCTTCTTCATCTTTTAGAATGCCGCCGACGAAAGCGGCGATCTGTTCATCACGGGACGCTTCAATAAACATTTCTCCTTCACCGGTGCGTAGCCAGGTCTCATTGACTCTTCCTTTTGGGAAGTCTGTCTTACATATAAGAGAGATGACGGCATCACTTGGCTGGCGTTTACCTGTTTCGTAACCGGCGATATTATTTCTTGCAGTTCCAAGTTTGTCAGCAAATTCTTGCTGGGTTATATCTAATTCTTTTCTTAATCTCTTAAGACGTTCATTCATTTTCTCACCTCTTTCCCTTGAATGTATTGTAACCCATGACAGAAAAAAAATCAATATAAAATTGTGGCATAAGAACAAAAAGTCGAAAAGCCACAAAAAAACTATTGACAAAAGACCTTAAGCCACATATAATAGACGCATAGCAACAACGCAAGCGAGAAAAATCATTGTGTTGTTGGTAAATCAAAGAAAGGAAGTGAAACGAGATGTCAGAAAAAGAAAAACAGATTCTGGAAACCATCGCAACGGCAATTTCTAAAATGTCTGATTTTGACAAGGGTTATCTCTTGGGTATGGGAGAAGCCATGGTAAGCCAGAAGCAGGATGACAAAAAAAAGAAAGAAGGTGAATTACATGAACACGTTCAAGAATTACGGATGCCCTAAGGGAGCACCGGGAGCTATGGGCGTTGACTATGCACAGCTTGAAAAAACAATTTCTTTTGCTATGCATCAGTTCATGGCGAAAAGAGAAGAGATCTTGCTTGGCGGGAAACCAGAGCCACCAGAGGTAACAGGATATAAAGTTTATATCTATTACAACGGTGGCGCGGCTGAGTTTTGGTTATGGCGTGAGAATCAGTGGGTAAATTGGTCTTATATGGAACAATGAAGAGTTTCAGCGAGTTCTACAAAAGGCTGCCGGAATGATTCTCCAGAAAGGATGCTCCAATAACTTAAATACCGAGTAAGTGAGCGTTCATCTTCTGGTAACCTGCTTAAAAGGGGAACAGTTTCCCATAATGCAGGGTATTTGCGAAAAATTGGTAGAAGTAATTTGGCAATTTGCAAATTGAAATTTCTGTCATAGCATTCGGAAACAGCATGAACCCAAATATTAGAAGATGGATCGGAGACATCCAAAAGATTTTGAAGGTTAGATACGGAATTCATGCGATTATCGCAGTAGGAGATAAAAGATCCCGCGTATTCGGGATGACCGAGGATTCCACTTTTCGCCCAAACAATGGCCAGCTGTTCCATGAAAAACAAAGAGGAAAGTTCGCAAATGCTTTCTTCAAACCATCGCATCTTTTGTGGAACTGGACTTCCAATCAAAAGGTGACAGAATTCATGGGAAAATTGATAGGCTATTTGAGACCAGGAAGTGTCCATACAGCAGATATGAATTTTGTCGTAAGTAGGAGCGGTTTCTGGGTGATCAAAGCGAAGATCATTTATAAGCCGGAATGTAGGAGCTTGTTTGCGAAAATGTGGTTCCATCAATTTAATCAGCTCGTCGATGATAACTACGATGTTCGAAGTGTTTGGCACATATGCTTTTTCAGTGTAATGAAAGCGTGATTGGATAATGGTTACATCACTATTCATGGCGATTCTCCTTTGTAAAGTATTTTGAAAAAGTATAACACAAAATCACAAATAAAGATAGAAAGAAGGAATTAGATGAAAGAATTGTTAAAAATCAATTACGAGGCAGAACAGCCGACAGTATCTGCAAGAGAATTATATGCAGGTCTGGAAATTGGAACAAAATTTACAACATGGTTTGAAAGAATGAAGGAATACGGATTTTCAGAGGGAAATGAGTTTTTCCCAATTTTGGGAGAAACCTCAGAAACAGGTGGCAGACCAGCTGTTGACTACCAGATTTCCGTAGACATGGCAAAGCAGATCTGTATGATCCAGCGATCCGAGAAAGGCAAGCAGTACCGTCAGTACTTCATTGATCTGGAGAAAGCCTGGAACACCCCGGAGCAGGTGATGGCAAGAGCACTGAAACTCGCAGACAGAACCATCGACACTCTGAAAGAAGAGAACAAGAAGCTGATCGAGGATAATGAGCGTATGAAGCCAAAGGAGATCTTCGCCGATGCGGTGAAGGCAAGTGACAGCTCCATTCTGATCGGAGATCTGGCGAAAATTCTGCGCCAGAACGGCGTAGATACCGGACAGAAAAGATTGTTCGAACAGCTCCGCAACGAAGGGTACCTCATGAAGACTGGATCCAGTCGGAACATGCCGACGCAGCGATATGTAGCGGACGGTCTATTTCAGATCAAAGAAACCGTGATTTCCAATCCGGACGGCAGCGTGCGGATGACCAAAACTACAAAGGTAACTGGGAAAGGCCAGCAGTATTTTCTGAATAAGTACCTTAAAAAAGAAGAAGCGGTATAAAAAGAAAAAGTCCCACAGGAAGG